ATGTAAAAAGAATTCAAGATGTTGGAGACGCATATACAAATGTGACAAATGTTCCATATAGATTTGTACCTTGTATGGTTTCAGGACTGGCATTTTATCTATCACAGAAAAATCCAGTTGCTCCACAAAAAGTACAAGAAATGAAACTGTTATATGAAGATGAATTAGCTAGAGCTTTATCAGAAGATGGAGCTTCAACTAGTACTTATATAGCACCTAAAATTTATTACCCAGGAACCTAATGACTTCATTTTCTCAAGGTAAATATGCATTAATGATTTCGGATAGATCTGGACTTGCGTTTCCGTATAACGAAATGGTAAGGGAGTGGACTGGAGCGTGGGTTCATAGTTCTGAATTTGAACCTAAACAACCTCAACTTCAACCTAAACCTACAAGTGCTGATCCACAAGCTTTGCAACATGCAAGACCGTCAAGAACAGCTCTGCCAACACCATCACCATTGGATACTGTTCCGTTTTCAACGGCCGGAACAACTACTTTAACTGTTAATGAAGATAGGCACCAAAGAAAAACTGGAGATGCAGTAAGATTTTATCAGGTCAAGGAACCTGTGGGTGGAGTATCGGTTGCTGCACTAGAATTAAATACAACTTTAAACGGAAACATTACTTCTACAGCTACAACAATTACTTTAACCGATGCATCCGAATTTCCTACAAGTGGATACATTGTAATTGAAAAAGTAGATAGTACGACAGGAGCTTTTGTAAGTGAAACGATTAAATATACCGGTAAATCCACTAATGATTTAACTGGCTGTACTAGAGGAACTGCGGCTCCTTCTTATGGAAAAACTCCAATAAGTACCACAGCAGGTTCTCATTCTTCAGGTGCAAAAATTTATGGATCGTATATAATAACTATTGTAGAAACATCATTTATAAATGATGCTAATAGCACGGAAACTTATAGTAATAGTTTTACCTGTACATTAGTTAACGCTGCAACAGGTACAGCAACAGGAGGAGGCTTTTTCGTTTTCGGCGGACCCGTAAACGATAGATCGTAATGATTAAATATTTAAAATTTTTATGGAAGAAATGTTTTGGTAGTATGGGAGATTCTAGGATTAAAAATACTCCAACTGCTATGCCGGTAGTAATACTTAAACCGCAACATTGCTCAAAACATAACAGATTTAAAAAAAGCTGTGCAGCTTGTGCGGAGGTCATTAAGTAATGGCTGGATATACACTCTCAGCATTAGAAGCTGACGTTAGAAGTTATACTGAAGTAAGTAGTACTGTTTTAACTGGTGCTATTCTAAGCAGATTTATAGAAAACGCTGAACAACGAATTTGGTTAGATGTTCCTATTGATGCATATAGAAATGTTGCGGAAGGGGGACTAGTTGTTGATGATAATACAATCAATGCTCCTGCAGGATGTGTTTTTGTAAGAGGTGTGGAAGTTTTTAATAGTACGGCTAATACTGAAGGTAAAGGAACATGGCTTATTAAAAAAGACCAAACTTATTTATCCGAATTTGTAGACCGAAAGACTGGGCCAGAAGGGGATCTAACAGCTCAAGATGTTACAGGATTTCCTAAATATTATGCGATGTTTGGAGGAGCTACTGGAGTAACTGATACAACGTCAGGAGGACTTTATATAGCCCCGACTCCTGATGCCGCTTATAAATATAGAATTTATTATAACCATATGCCAACAGGATTAGGGACTAATACTTCTGGGACTTATGTAAGTAGGTACTTCCCACAAGGGCTACTTTATGCTTCTCTGGTAGAAGCCTATGGATTTTTAAAAGGTCCAATGGATATGTTGACATTATACGAGAATAAATATAAACAAGAGGTAGCAAAATTTGCGGGTGTACAAATTGGTAGAAGAAGAAGAGACGATTATACAGATGGTACTGTTCGGATCCCTATCAAATCACCAAACCCGTAGTATAGGAGATTTTTATGGCAATAGCATCGGAAATTTGTAACAGTTTCAAAGAAGAACTTCTACAAGGCGGACATAATTTTAATGCGTCTGGAAGTACGCCTGCCGGAAATACTATTATGTGTGCTCTCTATTCAAGCAACTCAGCATCATTAAGTAAATCAACAACGGTATGGGCAGCAGCCTCTGATCCAACTGCAGATCCTACAGATACATACGAAGTTTCAACAACAGGTACGAATTATGCAAGTGGAGGACAAGCTTTAACAAATATTGATCCTACCTTAGATAGTGATACAGCAGTTTGTGATTTTGATAATGAAAGTTGGACCTCGGCTAGTTTTACGGCTCGAGGATTATTACTTTATAATTCTACAAATGTTACGGGCTTCACTAATGAAAGAGCAATTCTTTGTATTAATTTCGGTGGAGATAAAACAGTTACTAGTGGAACTTTCACTATTGAATTTCCAGCAGCGGCCGCATCAACAGCTATCATCCAGCTAGCATAAGGAGTTCTTCCTTATGGCTAATACTTGGAATCAAGCCTTAACAACCTGGGGTCAGAATCAATGGGGCGAACAAACTCAAGTTGATGTCTCTGTAACAGGTCTTTCAGCAACTTCATCACTTGGAAGTGTTACAGCTTTCAATGAACAAGGATGGGGAAGAGATACGTGGGGATTTGAAAATTGGGGCGAGTCCGCAATAACGGTTCCTATTACAGGAATATCAGCCACTTCAACTTTAGGAACACCTACTACTACTCAACTTACAGTGGCTAGTTTAACAGGTATTTCCTTAACCGCTTCTGATGGTACTCCGGTTGGAAGATCAGATGTTTCTTTTGCACTAACTGGAATTTCTGCTGCTCTTTCTGATGGGTCGTTGAATATAGAAATTGGTGTGCCTCTCACAGGGCTTTCACTAACCGCTTCTGATGGAACACCAACTATAGATTCAAGTAATACAACTACTCTAACTGGAATTTCTATACAGTCTGAAGTGGGATCTCCTACTATTACTTCAAATCCAGTGGTTCAACCAACTGGACTTTCAGCAACTTCTTCTCTTGGATCGGTAGTTACAGAAATCGGAGTCCCGGTTAGTGGAGATTCGGTTGCGTCTTCAGTAGGAAGCGTAACCATATCTACTCTCACAACGGTATCTTTGACAGGGCTGTCTGCGACAGCTTCAGTTGGTGGCTTAAGTATTGTAGCTTACAAAGATATTGATATTACTGGCAATACATCATATAGTGATGTTGACATAACAGGTTATACATCTTATACAGATGTAGATCACGTAGCATAGGAGATTTATGGCATCAAATTATAATTCATTGGGTTTCAACTTAATGACCACTGGCGAAAACGCCGGTACATGGGGAACCAATACTAATCTAAATTTAAATTATGTTAGAGATATGTTTGGCTACATTGAAGTCGAAATGAACGCTAACAAAACATTACTTATACCTGATAACACTACTACTGCACCTGATGGTAGAGCTTTTATTATAAAATTATTTGGTACAACAGGTGGCTCTGGCAGAGTTTTAGATATTGCTGATGAAGCAGGATCAGGCTCTTCTCCTGGTGGAACAGCAGATATTTTAAAACCATTCTTAATTATTGATGGAACTACAAGAACAGGTTCGGACACTATAACTTTTAAAGTTACAGGTGCAACAGGAATAATTATTCCTCCATATAGTAACACATTATGTTATCATGATGGAACAGATATTCGTTCTGGGGGTTTTATAAGTGCTCGAGGAAGTGCTGGAAATATAGCGGCTCAACCACAATATACATTACCTGCAGCAGATGGATCAGCAGATCAAGTATTATCAACAGATGGCTCAGGAGCGCTGAGTTTTGTAACCCCAGCGGCAGCCGGAATATCAACAGGAAAAGCTATTGCAATGGCAATGATTTTCGGATAAAAAACAAAAGGAATTAAATTATGGCAAATCCAAATATAGTAAGTGTAACAGGAATCACAGCTGGATCGTTAGGGTGGAATCTACCTACAGGTGGACTGGTTAATTTAATATCACCTGCTTCAAATTATCTATTAAAAATTAATAGAATCGTGGTGGCAAATGTAGACGGCACAAGTGCAGCTGATGTAGATGTAGCCCTGATTACTACTACTTCTTTCGCAAACACTACAGTTACTGGCGCAGATGCAACAACTTATTTAGCAAAAACAATTTCAGTGCCAGCGGATGCTTCTTTAGTAATTTCTGATACTCCTATTTATGTAAGAGAAACAGATACCCTACAAGCACAAGCTAGTGCATCTGGAGATTTAGATCTTATAATCACATTTGAATTACTGACAGACGTTTAGGAGGTTTAGATTATGGCTGGAAATGGCGGAATAATTGGACCTGTTAATACTGTCACTAATGGATGTGCAGCATGTGGATCTGCACCCGGTGTTTGGCAAATGAACACCGTATACAATTTCGTAAAAAATTCAAACTGGGTTTATAATTTCGCAACTCAAGATTACATGGTAGTCGCTGGTGGTGGTGGCGGTGGAGTTATAAGAGGTGGTGGAGGTGGTGCTGGAGGTTATAGTGCTTCTGGTTATGGACCTGCTCCTCTTCAAGGATGCGCACTAACTTCAAAATATGGAACTTTCGCTGTAACCGTTGGTGGTGGCGGAGCTGGAATGATATGGAATCCTGCTACTGCTGGCGTAAAGGGAACTGATTCAACTTATTCAACTATAACTTCTACGGGAGGTGGTTTTGGTGCTGGTAGACAACACAGTGCATCATATATAGCTGCTGGTCCAGGAGGATCAGGAGGAGGTGGTGGTGTATGTTCTCCTGTATGTGGAGCAGCTGGAACAGCTTGTCAAGGATCAGCTGGCGGTAATGCAGTATCTGCTCAAGATGGTGGTGGCGGCGGTGGAGTTCTTGCTGTTGGAGGAAACGCTAAAGGTAGAGGTGGTGGTAATGGCGGAGCCGGAGCACCAAATGCAATCAGTGGAACTGCAACTTTTTATGGTGGTGGAGGTGGTGGTGGAGATCAAAATACTCCTAATCAAGGTGCTGGTGGAAATGGTGGCGGTGGAGCTGGTGGTGTTGCTCCAGGTTCAGCAGGAACTTCCGGAACAGCAAACACAGGTGGTGGCGGTGGTGGTTCAGCTGATGATTGTAGTCCTACTTCTGCAGGAAATGGTGGAACAGGTGGTCCAGGAG